CAGCAACAGATGGCTCTTGAACAACAGAAGGCAGAAGCTGATTTGATGTTGCAACAACAGAAGGCACAGGCAGAAATCCAGTTGAAGCGAGAGAAAGCAATGGCTGACTTAGAGCTAAAGACTGCAGAGTTCCAAGCTGAAGCCCAATTGAAGGCTTTGCAAGTTGGCGCAAAATTAACAAATACTCCTAACATTCCTAATCTATGAACAAATCGGAAAGAGCCAGAGTATTACTAAGTGACGAGTTTCTTATGGAGCTTGTGGAAAACCAAAAACTGTTGTATAAAAACAACATATTCAATAGTGCTGAAGATGATGTTGAGTTTCGAGAGAAGTCTCTAACAAAATACAAGGCTATTGAGGAGCTTCTAGCCAGTATCCAAGCTATCGCAGATGATACGCAGATACAAGACAAGAAGTGGAAGATTTTTTAACTACCATAAAAGGTAACGACAATGAGTGAAAACACCAATCCGCAAGGAAGTGTAAGTGTAAACGAAGCAGCTAGTGCATTTTTGTCTTTGATGGACTCACCTACTGAGGAAGCGCAAGCTCAACCAGAGGTAGACCAACAAGAGCAGGAATTGGAAGAAGTTGAATATTCTTCCGAGGATGGTTCAGAGGACTACACAGATGAAAATGCAGAAGAAACTGAATACCAAGAAGAAGAAACCCAAGAACCACAGCGATTCAAAGTCAAAGTAGACAATGAAGAAATTGAGGTCACCTTAGAGGAGCTTCAGCAAGGTTACAGTCGCACAAAAGATTACACAAAGAAAACTCAGGCTTTGGCTGAGACTCGTAAGGCTGTAGAAGCCGAGAAAGCGAGAATCGAAGAAGCGAAGCAGTTGCGTGATACTTACGCTCAAAGACTACAGATAATCGAACAGATGCTCAATCAGCCTACTGACAATGAGAATCTAGCCGAATTGAAAGAGTCAGACCCTATTGGTTATGCCATCAAGGTCGCTGAGAGAGCAGAAAGAGAAAAGCAATTGCAAGCAGTTCAAGCTGAGAAACAGCGTATTGCTCAACAGCAGTCGCAAGAACAGCAAGAACAGCTAAAGGCACATTTAGCCCAAGAAGCACAAAAGCTCAAGGAGTGGATTCCTGAGTTTAGGGATGAAGTGAAAGCTGATTTAGCTCGTAAGGAAATTAAAGCGTATGCAAAGTCTATAGGCTTTTCAGACCAAGAACTTGCGAATGTCTATGATGCTAGAGCAGTCCAAACGCTTTACAAGGCTATGCAGTATGAGAAGTTGATGAAGGGCAAGTCTGTAGCCACTAAAAAGGTATCAGAAGCTCCTAAGACTTTACGCTCTGGTGCAGCTCAACCACAGGGAACATCTGAGCAAGAAGCAGTTAAAAAGCAGTTTCAGAAGCTGAAGCAATCAGGCAATAAGCGAGATGCTGCTAAATTATTTGAAAAATTTATTTAAAAGGAAATAGAAATGCCTACATATACAAAATATGACGCTGTTGGTCAGCGTGAAGATTTATCTGATGTAATCTACAACATCTCTCCAACAGATACACCAATCATGTCATCTATTGGTAAGACTAAAGCTACTGCTGTAAACCACGAGTGGCAGACTGACAGCTTGGCTGCTGCTACTACTGCTAACGCATTAGTTGAAGGTGCTGACGCTACTTCTGGCACAATGTCTCCAACAACTCGTCTTGGCAACTTGACACAAATCGTTGGTAAGACTGTTCAAGTTTCTGGCACTTTGGAGTCAGTAGACAAGGCTGGTCGCAAGTCTGAGAAGGCTTATCAGTTGGCTAAGGCTTCTGCTGAAATCAAGCGTGACATCGAGACTATCATTACTGCTAACCAAGCTGCTGTTGCTGGTAATGGCACAAACACAGCTCGTAAGATGTCATCATTGTTGTCTTTCATCAAGACAAACACTTCAGTAGGTGCTGGTACAACTACTGCTGGTGCTGACCCTACAACTATCGGTGTATCTGCTCGTGTAGATGCTGACACAACTCGTACTTTCACAGAAGCTATGTTGAAAGAGGTGGTTCGTGAAGTATTCGCATCTGGTGGCACACCTTCAGTATTGATGGTTTCTCCAGCATTGAAGCAAACTGTATCAGGCTTCACAGGTTTGGCAGCTACTCGCTATCAAGCTCCTGTAAGCGGTCAAGCAACAATCTTGGCTGGTGCTGACATCTATCAGTCAGACTTCGGTCAAATCAGCATTGTTCCTAACCGCTTTATGCGTAGTCGTGATGCTTTGGTGTTAGACCCAGAGTACGCAGCATTGGCTTACTTGCGCCCATTCCAAACTATCGAATTGGCAAAAGCTGGTGACAGCGACAAGACACAAATCTTGGCTGAATTGACATTGGAAGTTCGCAATGAAGCAGCTCATGGTGGCGTGTTTGACTTGAACGCAGCCTAATAGCTGGTGTAGAATGGGGGTGGGGAAACTCACCCTCATTTTTAGGAGAGCAAATTGTCTAGATTAGGCAAACTCAAACAGAATCAAGAAGTATATGCTGATGGTGATGGTGGATTAATCATTGAGACCAAGGTCGATTTGACATCTATTATCGAAGCCAATAAAGCACAATACAATGAACGAAGCGGTAAAGGTGGCTGGGGTGAAGAAATCCTAGACCCTAGAAACAAAATCGCTACTATCCCTAACATTATCATTGACGAGCTGAATAAAAAAGGCATCATGCGTGGATACGCTGTTGTTGATAGCCCAGCTTTCAAAAGATGGTTAAATGACCCAGATAATGTGGTTTTTAGAACAAGGGGTGGCAATGTCTAAAGTTGGTATATGTATCCCTGCAAGGGGACAGGTAGAAGTAGGAACAGCCTTTGATTTGGCTGCTTTGGTGAACTATACAAATAAGAACTCAAGAATAGAGATTAAGCTCTATACATCTATGGGGACTCTGATATTTGACCAAAGAAACAATATGGTAGAAACAGCCTTACAAGATGGCTGCACACATATCCTATTTATAGATGCAGATATGAGATTCCCTAACGACTCTCTTATCCGCTTGTTGAATCACAATAAAGGCATAGTAGGGGTAAACGCTACTACTAGGTCTGAGCCAGTAAAGCCTACAGCTAAGAAGCTAGAAGTGTTTGATGACCATGTAGTATGGCATCCAGTCTGGTCTAAAGAGGCAACAGGTATTGAAGTAGTTGATGGAATCGGCTGTGGGGTAATGCTCATTGATGTCGAGGTTATTAAGGGCATAGAAAAGCCCTACTTTTATTTTGAACAATTGCCAAACCATAAGATACTAGGTGAGGACATATACTTCTGTATTAAAGCTAGTGATGCAGGGTATAAGACTTATGTAGACCACGATTTGTCTAAAGAGATTAAGCACATTGGGTCGTATCAGTACGGATGGCATAATATAGAGATGGATTAAACATGGCTTTTACTTCGTACTCCGATTTAAAGACAACAGTAGCTAATTACTTAGGAAGAAGTGACTTAACAGCACAGATTCCTGACTTTATTAGACTTGCTGAGACTCGCATGGCTAGAGACTTGCGTACTCGTCAGATGCTAAAGTCTGCTACTGCGACTATGACTGGTGCGGATGCGAGAGTAGCTTTACCTACTGATTTCATGGAAGTCAGAGATTTATATATCCTAGGAAACCCAAGGATGCCTGTAACTTATCTGTCCCCTAGTGCCTTCACAAGAGATGCTAGGGCAGATGAGTCTGGCAAGCCATTCTATTACACAGTATTAGCTTCAGAGTTCTTGTTTGCTCCAGTACCTGATACTGCTTATACGCTACAGATTCTTTACTATGCAAAGCCTGTAGTTTTGTCAGATAGCAATGCTTCCAATGTGTTTTTGGCTAATTATTATGATGCCTTGTTATATGGTTCACTAGCAGAGGCAGAGCCATACCTAGTCAATGATGCAAGATTGCAGACATGGATTAGTTTGTACGACAGAGCAATAAACAACATTAACGAATCAGACGAAGGCTCAGAGTATTCTGGAGTGCCTTTGACAATGCAATTAACAAGCAGATAAGGAAAAATCATGGCTGAAATGAGTAACTACCTAGAGAACGCTGTCATCAACGCAGTTCTCCGCAATACATCTTATACAAGTCCTACTACTGTTTATGTAGGTCTTTTTACATCTGACCCTACAGATGCTGGCTCTGGTACTGAAGTATCAGGTGGCTCTTATGCTCGCACAGCAGTTACTTTTGGTTCACCTAGCAATGGTGTGACTACAAATAGTGCTGCAGTAGAGTTTCCACAAGCTACAGGCAACTGGGGAACTGTGTCTCATATTGGTATCCATGATGCTCAGACCTCTGGCAACCTACTATTCCATACAGCCTTGGATACTTCTAAGACTATTGAAACAGGCGATATTTTCAAGATTGCATCAGGTAGCTTATCAGTAACTTTGGCTTGATGAATCATGCCAGCAGATATTCAATCACCATTTACGCTTGAACAGCTAGATTTATTTAGCACAAGCATAGATGGGCTGGCTTTTTCATTAGATAGTCCTTATTACAATGAGGCTGGCACTTGGATTTTCTATGGTGATGGCTCTGTTAGCTCTAGTGCTTCAGTTTCAGCCAATGGATACCGAGATAGATTTGGTGCAGGAAGTGTTACAAGCTCTGCTAGTGTTGCTTCTGATTCAGTAAGAGTTAGGACTTCTACAGGTGCAGTTTCATGCACAGCGACAGTTTCGGCAGATGCAGATGTTATTAGATTCGCATCAGGCTCGATTACAGCCTCTGCAAGCGTATCTAGCGACTCGATTAGGGTAAGGACTAGTGCAGGTTCAGTAAACTCAATAGCGACTGTTTTAGCGAATGGCTACAGGGACAGATTTGGAGCTGGGTCAGTTACAGCTAGTGCAACAGTTACAGCGAATGGTGCAAGAGTTTTATCTGGTGCTGGTTCAATATCTGCAAGTGGTACTGTATCTGCTGCCTCTATCCGAGTAAGAACTTCTACTGGAGCGATTAATGGATTATCTACAGTTACAGCATTGGGCGGTGTTGAATACTCAGGCTCTGCAGCGATTACAGGCATTGCAACAGTATCAAGCACAGCAATTGCAGTATTTAGCGCATCAGGCTCAATTAGTAACTCAGCTACTGTTAGTTGTGTAGGAAGAATATTAGGAGATAACTGGTCTCCACAAGCAGCAGGTGATGAGTCATGGACTCCAGAGACTCCTGAGACTACTAACTGGACAGATGTAGAAGCAAGCAATGACTCTTGGGAACAAGTAGCAATAAGTACTGGAACATGGAATCAAGTGTCCAGCAATAATAATTCATGGGTGAATAACTAATGGCAAACCAAAGAATTACCTTCGGAGAGTGGCTACCTGACCAGCCTTCAGTTGTAGGTGCGCTTATGAAAGCTGAAAATGTGTACTCTCGTGCCATTGGCTATGGAGTAGTGCCAACAGCTTCAGACTATTCTGCAAGTGCTTCAGAGCCATTGAGCAATGTGGTAGCTGGTAGAAACCCTGATGGAACTGTATCTGTATTTGCAGGAAGTCAGACAAATTTGTATAAGTTAGACACAGCAGATATGTCATTAGATGATGTATCTGGAGCTACTTATGCTACACCTAGTGGTCAAAGATGGAGATTTACACAGTTTGGCAATAGATTAATTGCTGCAAACAGTAACTCTAGACTACAAGGCTGGTTATTAGGAACTTCTACTGCATGGGCTGATTTGTCTGCAGATGCACCAAAAGCTAGATATGTGACAGTTGTTCGTGATTTTGTGGTGTCTGGTTATATTGACGATTCAACAGACTTGCCTTTTAGAGTTAAATGGTCTGCTCTGAATGATGAGACAAGCTGGACAGACTCAGCCACTACTCAATCAGATTACCAAGAAATCCCTGATGGTGGCTCAATTGTAGGCATTACAGGTGGCGAGTTTGGACTTGTCTTGATGGACAGGTCAATTCACCGAATGACTTATGTCGGTAGTCCATTGGTATTTCAGTTTGACAATATCTCTAGAAACCTAGGATGTTACGAGGCTAATTCTATTATTCAGTATCAAGGCACGACTTTCTTCTTGTCTGATGATGGATTCTATGCCTGTGATGGTCAGAATGTTGTATCAATTGGTGGCGAAAAGGTAGACAGATACTTCTTCTCAGATGTAGATGAATCTTATATGTCTAATATGTCTGCTGCTATTGACCCATTTAGAAACCTAGTAGTTTGGGCTTATCCATCTAAAGGTCAGGGCGGTAATGTCAATAAGCTATTGATTTATAACTTCCAGACTAAGAAATGGTCATCTGGCACTACCAATGTGGACAGAGTGGCTGATGTATCTAGCCCTACTATTGCTTTGGAAGGCTTAGATGCTGTTTCTGCTTCAATTGATGCCTTGACAACACCATTAGATTCTCGTCTTTGGGTGGGTGGAAAAATGATGTTTGCAGGGGTTCGAGATAATAAAATTGTGACATTTACAGGTGTAAATACTGGTGCTACAATCGAGACAGGAGAACTGTCGATTGAAAATCGTAAGTCAGCGATTACTCTTGTACAGCCAATCATAGACAATGGCTCTGCTAGTGTTGCTGTGGCTTCTCGTAACCTGTTATCAGAGCAAGTTACTTTTGGCACATCTGCTGCAGCAGACTCAGAAAATAGGGTTTCTGTAAGAAGTATGGGAAGATACCACCGACTAAACTTTACACCTACAGGCTCAAACTGGGATGCAGCTATTGGTGCTGATGTAGAAATCGTACCTATGGGTGGTCGATAATGTTCCGAGTCTTGCCGCCTTTTGGTGGAGACCAGCGAGCAGTCGCTGAGATTGTTAATGGCATTATGAATGGCAAGACCAATAATACTGGTACTGTCACTCTTGCTACTGGTGGTGCATCAACTACAACTATTACAGATGCTCGAATTGGTGTAGATTCTGTGGTGATTATTGTTCCTACAGATGATACTTCTGCAAGTGCTTATTTTCCGTATGGAGCATTTCAAGATACTACAGACCAAAGTGCAGCAAGCACTACAACAGCTTATGCTGTTAAATACAACACTACAGATTATGCTGAAGGTGTGACTTTAAGTAATGATAGTAGATTAAATGCAGGTTACTCAGGTTTATATAATTTGCAGTTTTCACTACAGTTTGCAAATTCAGATTCACAGATTCAAGATGTAGATGTTTGGTTTAGAAAAAATGGAACTGATATAGCAGGTTCTAATAGTAAGTTTTCTGTGCCAAATAGTCATGGTGGGGTTAATGGTCATTTGATTGCAGCATTAAACTTTTTTGTTGCATTAGCTAAAAATGACTATATAGAAATTATGTGGGCTACAACAAGTACTTCAGTAACAATTGAGCATTTACCAACTCAAACAAGCCCTACAAGACCAGCAACACCATCAATAATAGCAACCATGAGCTACTTATCTAGCAATGGTTACACAAGCAATATTTATACAAACCCTTACATTAGTTCAGTAACTAATGGAAGTGCAGTAATTAGTCATCCTGCTAACTCAATCGCAGGTAAAACTTTTGATTATGTAGTAGTAGGATAAAGAGGAAAATATCATGGCAGTCCAGACAACTTCATCAACATCAAACATAGACCCAGCATTACTTCCTTACCTTACCCAAGGTTTAGAGAGAGCGCAAAGCCTATTCTTGACAGGTGAGCAGCCTAGATTCTTTGAAGGTCAGACCTTTGTAAGTCCTTCTGCTCAGACTGAACAAGCATTGGCTCAACAAGAG